TGGCCGAGTTAAAACCTCACCCGCGCAACCCAAATAAGCACCCGGAAGAGCAGATTAAGCTTCTTGCCAAAATCATTCGTGCCCAGGGTTGGCGGAATCCGATCGTTGTTTCAAACCGGAGCGGACTGATCACCAAGGGCCACGCGCGGCTTTCCGCCGCCAGGTTATTGGGAACGGTCACCGCGCCGATCGACCGCCAGGATTACGCCAGCGAAAGCGAAGAATTGGCGGACATGATCGCCGACAACCGGATTGCCGAACTCGCGGAGACGGACCAGGCCATGCTGCGCGCTTTGGCCGAGCAACTGGACGATGGCGCGTTCGACATGGATTTGACCGGATTCGACCAGCGGGCGTTGGAAGAACTTATGACTGCGGCACGGAGCGACGTGGACGCAGAGCCACAAACAGACAAGGCCGAGGAACTTGCCGCAAAGTGGAAAGTCGAACGCGGCCAGATTTGGCAACTAGGGGCGCATCGGATCATGTGCGGGGATAGTAACTCCAAGGATTTTTCGGACTTAATAAACGGCGAGAAGGACATGGCCTGCGTAACTGATCCTCCCTATGGAGTCGATTGGAATACCGATTACACGAGATTTACAAGTGGAGATCGGCATACAAAGATTAAATATAAGCCGATTAAAGGTGACCAAAAAGAATTCGACCCTAGGCCGTGGATTAAATTCGAAAAGGTTGTCCTATGGGGAGCGAACCTTTTTGCGCAGAAATTGCCGCGTGGAAGCTGGATCGTGTGGGATAAGAGGGAAGAAAATGGAACTGCATGGCTCGCCGATGGAGAAGTGGCATGGATGAAGGGCGGATACGGAGTTTATATTTGTCCTCATACAGGGCCAATCAGAGAAGGACGAGGAAGCCACCCCACCCAGAAAAGAACTGATGTCGTTGCATGGACTATCGAGAAAATAGGAGTTCCTCCGTCCGTTGTTGATCCGTTTGTAGGATCAGGGACGACTATTATGGCCTGCGAACAGCTTCGCGTTAAATGCAGCGCTATGGACATTGAGCCCGGATATGTAGCGGTGGCGATCCAACGCTGGACTGATGCTACCGGTAAAACGCCAAAACTTTTGAATGGCAAGACCAAATGATCTAACCTGGCCGACAGAGCGGATGGCGAGGTTTATTGACGTATCGCCACGCAGATTGCAGCAATTAGTTCAGGAGGGTGTGGTCCCCAAAGCTGAGCGCGGGAAGTATAATCCGATCGCGGTCAATCTGGCTTACATCCGATATTTGCGCGACCGAGGAAATGGCTCCGATGGCGAGTCGGATTTTTCAAAGGAAAGGCTCGGCAAAACCAAAGCTGAACGCGAACTCCTGGAGATGGAGCTGGCAAAGGAGCGGAAACAAGTGATCGCGGCAGATCGAGTGTTCAGCTTCATGGAGAACGTCTTTGTGGCCGTCAAAATGCAGATCATGAGTTTGCCATTATCGGATGTCGAAAAGGAGCGAATCCTTAACAACCTGGTCAGCCTGCGCGATGCAGATCTTTGATTCCGAAGCCGCGCGGCTGACCGTTCAACGCCAAGCGTTCGCGTTGTTTAAACCGATCGCGCCCCTGACTGTCACCGAGTGGGCCGACCAATACCGCGTCTTATCCAAAGAATCCTCTGCTAAACCTGGCCGGTTCGATTCCACACTCGCGCCTTACCAGCGCGATCCGATGGATAGCGTTGCCGACGATACAGTTGAGCGGGTTGTGCTAATGTGGGCCAGCCAGACTGGGAAAACCGAGACCATCAACAACATCGTCGGGTTTCACATCGACTGGAAGCCCTCACCCATCCTGGTATTACAACCGACGCTTGAGATGGCCGAGACCTGGAGCAAGGATCGGCTGGTGCCGATGGTCCGCGATACGCCGCGGATGCATGGCAAGGTTCAAGATCCGCGCAGCCGGGACTCAAACAATACGATCCTCCATAAACGTTTCCCTGGCGGCCACGTTACGGCCTGCGGCGCCAATTCAGCGGCCTCTCTGTCCAGTCGGCCGATCCGGGTTGTAATCTGTGATGAGGTTGACCGCTACCCGATCAGTGCCGGCGCCGAAGGCGATCCAGTCTCCCTGGCCTACAAGCGCGCGGACACTTTCGCCGATTCGGTCCTGTTCATGACCAGCACGCCTACCGTGAAAGGCTTATCCCGCGTGGAACGGGAATATGAGCTAACCGATAAGCGGCATTTCTACTGTCCGTGTCCAAAATGCGGGATATTCCAAACGCTCAAATGGCATCAAGTCAAATGGCCTGAGGAGGATATGCCAGCGGCCTACTACGAGTGCGAGGTTTGCCGTGTACGCCTTTCTGACCAGGATCGCGTATCAATGGTCAGGCAAGGCGAATGGCGCGCCACAGCGCCGTTCAGGGGCAAACGTGGTTACCACCTGACCGGCGTTTATTCCCCATTCCCGCCTAAAAAGGGCTTTCGGAACCGGTTACATCAGATGGCTGTCGAATTCCTGGACGCCAAAGAGCGCGGCCGGGAGACTTTAAAGGTCTGGACTAACACATTCCTGGCCGAAACATGGGAGGACGAAGCGCAGGAAGGCCCAAAACCGGAGTTGATCTACTCGAGGCGCGAAGATTACGAAGTTATCCCTGAAAATTGCGTGGTCTTGGTGGCATTTGGCGATGTCCAGTTGGATCGGGTCGAAGTCGGGATTATCGGCGCGGGTGCCGGGGAGGAACTTTGGGGAATTGATTACCGGATTTTCAAAGGAAACGTTGAGCAATGGTATCTCTGGGACGAAATTGATGCTTATATTCAGCAAAAATGGAAGCACGCGAGCGGCGCCGAGCTCTCCCCGGTTGCTGCGGGCTTCGATACCGGTCACAAGACCAAGATTGTCCTGCAATACGTCAAACGCTGCCAGCCGCGCCGCGTTTTCGCTACCAAAGGGGTCGGGACAAGCGGTATTCCCTGGGTCCAACGCTCGCGGAAACAGCCAATCTTCCTTTTACGGGTCAACACGGCAAAGGAAGCCATCTATTCACGGGCGAACCTGGAGGAACCTGGACCTGGCTATCTTCATTTCAATAAACGCTTCGACCTCGAGTTCTTTCGGCAATTGTTCAGTGAGCGGGTTGTGACCAAATACAAGTTTGGCAACCCGTATCGGACGTTTGAGGAACACGGTCGCAATGAGGCACTCGACATTATGGTTGGTTGCATGGCCTTACTCGACATTCTGCGGCCGAATTACACGAAGTTAGCGGCGAACATTACTCTTTCAGTGCAATCGCAAGAAAGCGACCAGCCGAAACAGCCGCCACCGGTTAGGCGCCGGCCGAGGATCATGAGTGGAATCGCGCCGGGATGGAAGCGTTGACACTCCCACCGCCATTGAATTGAAGGCGCGACGGGCCGCTGAAGGTCTGTTTGGGTAGTTTTCAATTCAAAAACAGAAATGGCGATTACAGTCGGCACATCTGAACCGGTCTGTTTCACGATCGGTGACACTGTTTCCTGGATTCGGCACGAGGACGAATACCTGGCTCCAACCTGGCATCTTGTTTACGGTTTTTCTGGGCCGATCAGGTTCACGATTACCTCAGTTGCCAACGGTCTGAATCATCAGTTGACGATGCCGCTCACCGACATTTTGCCGGGCGATTACGTCTGGACCGTCAAGGCGTCAGACGACGTTCAGGGAATCACGCTTTCCAGTGGCTCCATGCGTGCGCTCCCAAATCTGATGGTCACGGACGCCGAGCTGGAGGCTGCCGAAGCGCGCCTTGCCACGGTTGAAAGCGCTTACATGAGTTTGTCCGGGGGCGGTTATACCAGCGTAAGCGTGGATGGGGTGGCGTTCTCCCGCGGGCAAGTAAGCGATCTGAAAGAAATTCTCATGTTCAGTCGACGCGAGGTGGAGCGGCTGCGCGCTAACCGGGCCATTTTACTCGGTCGTGCCGCCGGGAATCTTCATTTGACCAGGTTTATAATTCAATGACGGCCGAAGAACAACGCCGGGTTCAGACCGCGAAAAGAATCCGCTCACGCTGGCACCGGTCCAACACCCAGCGGCCTTTGGATGTATCAACTCCGGGGATGTATCCTTACGGCGCGGTATCGCCATTGAACTGGTGGGCAGCGCAAAGCTCGGCTGATTCGGTTCTTTATTACAATTTACGCAACCTGGTCAATAAATCGCGCCAGTTGCGTCTTAACAATCCGTATGCGGAACGCTTCGCGCACGAAATGGAGACCAATGTGCTTTCCAGTGACGGGTTGACCCTGCAAATGCAGATCAAACAGGATTCGGCGGTAACCTTGCGCGACGGAAGCGTAATCGCCGCTGGCGAACCGGACGAAGGCGCGAACCAGGCAATCGAGGATGCCTGGTGGGAATTCTGGCATACCAAAGGAAACTGTGATGTGTCCGGCGAAATGACCGGGCTTGATTTGGAAAGGCTGGCCTTATCCGGTGCGCTAATCGATGGAACTTCGCTGATCCGGATCATGCGTGGATTCAAGAACGAATGGCGGTTCGCGGTTCAAATCCTGGATGTCGATATGCTGGACCTGGGTTACAACGAGACTCTTTCCAACGGCAACGAAATTCGGATGTCGATTGAGGTTGATAAATGGGGCCGGCGCGTGGCCGCTTACATTGCCGAGTATAAAGCCGGCGATTGGAATCGCATGGGGTCAACCCAGGCGCGCTTCGCGGAGCGGACACGGGTGCCATTTGAAGGATTTGGCGGGCCTAATGACTACAACGTGGGCACCATCCTGGCGCCGTTTTTGCGGAAACGAGCTGGCCAGACATTGGGACTCCCGTGGCTAACGCCGGTGATGGATGTGCTCAATTGCCTGGCCAAATATGAGGAAGCGGAATTGGTGGCCACGCGCGCGGCCGCCGAGAAGATGGGCTTTTTCGAAAGCACCGACACGGCCGAGGAATTCACAGGCGCGAAGGATGAGTCCGGCAATTTCGTTATGAACTCGATTCCGGGCGCGATTCAATCCCTCCCCGTAGGCAAACACTTTGTCGGCTGGGACCCGAAACATCCAAACGGCAATTATGGCGAATACCGTAAAGGCGTCTTGCGCCAGATCGCGAGCGGGCTGGGCATCGCTTACGGCAGCCTGGCCAATGACCGGTCGGACTCGAGCTTCTCGGCTGAACGAACGGCGCTTAATGACGAGCGCGAGTTTTACAAGATGATTCAGGCATGGTTTATCCACCAGTTTGAGATCCCGATCTTTAATGCCTGGCTGCAATCGGCTTTACTTAAACAAAAGATCAGTCTTCTAAACGGTTCCACTCTACCGGCGTCCAAAATGGACAAGTTCAACAAACCCTATTTCCAAGGACGCAGGTGGGGTTACATCAATCCGCAACAGGAAATAAACGCCGATATCCTGGCGGTCCAGAATGGATTCAAATCCCGCCGGCAAATCGTTGCGGAAAATGGCGGTTATATCGAGGATGTTTTCTCCGAGCAGGCGCAGGACAACGAGCTTGCCGAGTCTTATGACCTGGATTTTAACAAGCCGGATCCCAAGGCGCCGGATTCACCAATGCCAGATTCAGCCTTAAAGCCGGATCAAACCGCCTGAATTGACAAAGCGGCGGCAGTAAATGGTTACGCTTTCGAACTCTCAAAAGCTTAAAAAGGGCGACTCGCTTCCGGTTCTTTATCGCAGTTACGAGATCGATCACCGCAAGATCGATTCGGAAGATCGCACCGTGGAAATCTGTTTCGCGACCGAGACTCCGGTTAGTCGCTTTTTCGGCGAGGAAATTCTGATGTGCCGTTCCGGGAACGTTCGCCTGGAGCGGTTGAACAACCGCGGTGCGTTTCTTTTTGAGCACGACCCAGAGAAACAGATTGGCGCGCATCTATCGGCTCGGATTGACCCGGATAACAAATGCCGCGCCCTGGTGAAATTTTCGAAGTCCGAGCTTGGCGAACAGGAATTCCAGGATGTTAGAGACGGCATTCGCACGTTAATCAGCGTGGGTTACGTGGTCCACAAGTACGAAGTCGACGAGGCAAACGAAGTTTTCACCGCGACAGATTGGGAACCGTTAGAGAATTCTCTTGTAAGTATCCCGGTCGATACGGCCTGCGGCATCGGTCGCAGCGCGAAGGACGATCTATCCACGCAACCAGAGTTGACAGTTAGCGATAAACAAAAAGTTAACCGCGAGAATCCTATGAGCAAGCAAACAGAGATTGATCACCCGGAACCAGATCCAGATCCAGTTCCGCCTCCCAAACAGACAAAGTTTGATCGCGACATTGAGACCAGGAAGCTACGCGAAAAGCTTCTGAACGATCAGAACGAGATCCGCAAGCTCGGCGAAAAATTCGAAATGTTCGGGGGTGAAGAGAAGATGGATGATGCCATCAGGCGCGGCATTTCTCCACAGCAATTTCAAAACGAACTAATCGAATCCTTTGACCCGGAATCGATTCGTCCAAGTCCAGGCGATCACGATGGCGACCGCTCAAGCGGCCGTATCACGGTTGAATGGGAACAGCCTGGAATGGCGTTCACCCGATCACAGGAATATCGGCGCGCGGTCAAGTTCGGGTTGGTCAGGCAGCCGATCAATGTCGAGCTGCCAAAGGCGAATTTAAGGGCCACCCTTACCACTACTGGACTTACCTCTTTCGCGCGGCCTCCAGGCGTCATTGATATCGGGGCGCAGGCACTCACTATCCGCGATCTTTGCGCGCAAGGCACGACCAGCGCCGCGACTGTTCGGTATCCACGCGAAGTTGCCATCCCGACTTTTTCCGGTTCTTTGACAACGGCTGAGGATGCCGCAAAGAAGGAAGTTACCTGGAGTCTGGCTGAAGTGGATGCGCCGGTGCGTAAGATTGCCGTAATCGGCCGAGTCTCCGAAGAGGCGTATGCCGATCAATCATTCCTCTCAAGTTACATCGACAACAGGCTGAGGTTTCTGGTCCAGACACAGGAAGAGGTACAGTTACTGAGCGGCTCCGGCACGGCGCCGCAACTTACCGGCATTTTAACGACTGCCGGGATTCAGACAATTTCCGGGGCCACTGGCACGACCGGCGACAACATCATGATCGCCATTACCAATGTGCGCTCAGTTGGATTCTTTGAACCCGATGGAGTGGTACTGCACCCAACTGATTACCGGAAACTGCGATTGGCCAAGGACTCCAATAACCAATACTTCGGTGGTGGCTACTTTATGAACCAGTATGGCGTTGGGCCGGTGCCAATGCAGCCTCAAATCTGGGGACTTCCGACGGTAATCACGACTGCTATGACAGCGGGAACAATTCTTGTTGGAGCATTCAAACTCGGGGCGCAAATCTTCGATCGCGAAGGTCTACGGGTGGATACGACTGAGACCGACGGTTCTGACTGGGCCTCAAACAGAATCGCGGTGCGGGTCGAAGAGCGCCTCGCGTTTGCAGTTTACCGGCCACTGGCTTTCTGCACTATTACAGCAATTCCTTGATTTTCTTTTTGGGGAAACGCAATCGACTAGAGCCGGCCTTAAACAAGCCGGCTCTTTCGTTTTGACAGTTCGCTTACAGTTATATGGTAGCAACTGAAGCAATTTATGTAGATGCAAAAGGTGAAATCACCGAGTTAGGAGACCCGACTATTCCCGCATTTCTAGCGGTCCCGGCCGGCGGAGAAATCCCGCCGCATATTGAGGAACAAATGAAAAAGAAAGCGGCCCCGAAAGTGCCAAAGGATGCGAGCGCCAAGATTGCCTCGAGACAAAAACACGTAGTGACCCCTCCATCCAAGCGCCGGTAAATGGCCATTACGGATGATATTTCCGCGGCTCTCATCGATCTGGAATCGGTATTTGGCGAGAGCGTAACGATCGGCACCTGGACCGGGCCGGCGGTCGTAAGCGGCGGCGCGTTGGGAATGGAAACCGTGTTTGGCGGCATTTACGAAGGCGCAACCTTCGTAATCGCGGTTCGTAAATCCGCGTTACCGGCTGGATTTATTCCAGAGCCACCGATGGAAGTTGTAGCTCGCGGTTATAATCTCCGAATCGCTCCAAACGGTGTAACCGATAATCGCGCTCACTGGCGCATTGTAGTTGTGGCGCGTGAGGTTCCTTCATGACTTCTGAAGAACAAAACGTGGCACAAGTTGGCAAAGAGCTTTTGGAAGCCAGCGGGAGCTTTACCGGATACACGATCGCACTTGCTGAGACTGACCAAGAATTAACCTTACCGGCCGTAGTAGTCATGGCCAGGCATGAAGAGGATACCCAGATCGTTTTAAACGGCATGGAAATGAAACGCTATTCACTCGCTATCGAGGTTCGCGGCGTTCAAAAACAAGATGCAGTGACCGATCTGGACGCGGCCTTTGACGCGATCGATGAAACGTTTCATCCGGAGACCCCACAAAGCGTTCCTTCCGGTGCGCTTTTCCAGGGCATCATGATGGATGTCCAGACCGGCTCAGAGAGCGTGATTGGCGCGGATTTCCGCGCGCGTCGACGGGTTTATGATGTGTTTGCCGTGGAAGCACCGTAGTTGACAGTTGGGAGGTTAAAGATGGCACTCACGATCATTGGCGATCTGGCCGATTTGCAGCGCGGCATTGAACTTCCCGAAGTTGGCATTGGCGCTCGGAGCCTGGAGGTTCGTACCTTTCCGGCGGTGAGCGAAGATCACACCGATAACCTGGGCGAAGTAGACGGCCGGGTAGTTTCCACTGTGCCTTCAGTGGAAGTTACCCTGGAAGGTGAAGTCACCGGCACGACCGGGGTTATGGCATTTACGTTTTTAACCGCATGCACGATTGCCAATGATCTGGATACTTTCGGCGGCGGCACAGGTGATTTGCTGTTACAGGAAGCCACCGAAACACAAACTGCCGGCGGCTGGCGCACAGTCCGTCTTAGACTCGCAGCCCATCCAAATCTTACGGTAATATGAGCGATGATTTCTTAAAAGCGAAGGAAGAACGCTTGAAGGCCAAGATTGCCCGAATCAAGGAGATGTTTCCCGAGCCCAACGCAAAAGAAGCGCAACAGATCGAGACCGCTATTTCAAAAGCTGAAGAGCAACTAGTGGAAGTTCAAAAGGAACTTGCCGAATCCGAGCAGGAAGAAAAGTAAATACGAAACGGGCGAGGACACCCCTTAAACCTCATATTGGATGATTGAACGAAAAAACAAAGCATTTCGGGCCTGTTAATCAGCCCTTTGGAACTCAGGACGCGCTTCTAGCGGCCTGCCTTTATTTCGCCGGCGTTCCGTTCTGGGATGCGCGCCAACCGTGTATTCACCGTTACAATGCCGAGATCCTGAACCGGCTGGGGTTTTCCGGGATGCCGCTCGAGGAAGCCGCCCATAAAGCGTATGCCGCGCGCAAACGCGGCCACATCGAATACCTGTTCAAATGGCCGAAGGAAATGCGCGGTCTTCTGAAAGCTTTCCATGATGAAGAAAACCAGGTGCTCAAAGGCGAAGGCACGGCTGCCGAACGCCTGGCGAACATCATGGCAATGAGGAAAATCCAACCTGAAGAACGCGTGATTCGGATTGCCTGTTTACTTCTAAAAATGCGGATTCAGTTCATGCGCCTCTGGGAAAGCCAGATCCCAAGGTTGCGGATCAGTAATACCGGAATGCCGGAGGAAATCCGGGCTGGCGTAACAAGCTATCCAGGATGGAAGGAAATCCCCCTGGATGCCAGTGATAAGCTTAAAAGGAAAATGGGACTCTTATGAAAAAGAAGAAAGATGAAGTACGCGTGATTTCAACCACAACGGTAACTCCAAACGATTCGGAGATTTATGGACCGGATGATCCGGCCGAGGAAGCTTTTACCAGAAGCGATAGCCATGCCTTGGGGGACTTGGATTTGCAGCCGTACACGCCGGATCGAGCTTGGGCGGCTCAATCAATGGGATTGCGTTACGGTTTTATCGACGATGCCGGGGTCGAATTTTTCCGGGAACACAAGATTTATCCCGGGGCGCTCCGGGACGTGGCGATCGTGCTCTGGCTTTGCTCTCTGACCAACGAGGTCGAGATCGATAAAGCGTGCCGAAACCCGATAGCGGCCGCACGCAAAGCCGCTACCTGGTCGCACCAGCTTAAGATGGATAACCCTCGCGGAGACGGTTTCTGGAAAGCTTACGCGGTTTTCATGCAGATCATGGCCGAAGTCGACGCTTCGGTTTCAACACCTGAAACAAACGATAATGGTTCAGCATCCCCAAACGCCTAGCGCCACTGTCGAAATGGGCTGTCCTGTTTTCGATGGTGGCGCGCACCACCGGCCACGATGTCGAGTTTATCCGGCGCAAAATGCCCTTGGCTCGCTGTTTTCAATATCGGACTGTCTATTTTTACCAGGAAGGAATCAAATGCATTAAACCGCGGGCGCTAAGCCAATCTGGTTTACGGCAGATAATTTGACTTGGGAACCTACAAGAAAAGAATGCCAACCAACAAAACCGGATTCGATGCGTCCCCTTTTACCCGCGAGCTGGGTCGGGTGTTTGGTGAATATCGCCAATATAACACTCGGTCCAGTGCATTACTGCTCCACCAGTTAGGCGCCAAGTTGCAGGTCGATCTCGCACAGGCAGCCGCGGACTTGCGCCCATCGCAACAGGCCAAAATCGAGGCCGTACCACAGCAACAGAATTACCAGGTCAAACGACGCCTGGCGCAGGGAGTTGGCAACGAGCGAACCGCTACCGCCACATTCAAGAAGGGAAAGAAGAAAGGCCAATTCAAAAGCCAATCAATCGTATCCCGGATTCGCAGGGAATCGCGCGGGCAAAAGCATGTATCAATTGAACAGGAGATTAAATTACGGAAACGCTTTGCCGCTTATTTCCAGGCAAGCGGCTGGTTAAGTCCAAGACTCAAAAACAGACCCGGTATCAGGATGATGGTGCCGCCTTGCGTTGTGATCGAAGAACTCGATGGCACGGATTTGAGTGTGACACTTGAAAACCCAAGGCCCGGCTCGGCTGATTTCGCCTCCCAATATCTTGAAGCTGCTTTTGAGTATCGGGTTAACGAAATGTATCGATATATCGCTCGCAAAATTTACGAGGACGCGCGCGAGTTGAATAAACCCCGCCCGAATTTCCAGGGCAAAGATATCCGGGCTGAAGTGGAACGGGCAATGGGCGGTCAACTGGCAGCTTAAAAGAAAATGGCGGGCGAGAACGCAAAAGTCAGGCTGGGGCTTAGCAACGAAGACTTTATTAATGGTCTGCGCGCGGCCGAGCAGCGGGCGAAAGGATTTGAAAGCCAGGTTGCCGGGTTATTCAGGCGTTCGCCGCTACATCGAGCCGAGCGCGCGTTTAGTGATTTCGCCGCGAATCTGGCCACCGGCAATGTGGGCCAGGCGATTGCGGGATTCGCGGAACGATTAACTGGCCTTGGCTTACTTGCCGGGGTCGGGGTTGGTGCCGCGGTTGTGATCTTTCAGAAGTTTAAGGGCCAGATTGATGCAACCAAGAAATCGACCGAGGGATTATTCCAGGAATTATCAAAACCATTGCCGGCCCAGGCCGCTCTCGGTCCAGAAGGGATTTCCGCGCAGATAGCGGGGCTGGACAAAGCCATTACCGATGTCGCCACAAAACGGCAAACCCTTGGATCTAAAATCGGCGAATTGTTCGAGCAAACACAGGTTGTACCGGTCCCGTCTGAAATACCAGGCGCACCGGACACGTTCGAACTCCAAACGGTCAAACAAACCAGGGCCCAGGAAGCACTGCAATCAGGCCAGGAACGCATTCACGCTTTACGGCGGGCTGATGTTGAGGCCGAGAAAGCCCTTGTTGACGTTCACGCGCTTAGTCTCCAGTTCAGTGAGAAAGAAGCCGCACTTGAAAAAAACCGGCTGGATGCCAGTCAAAAGATTGCCGCGCTGCGGTTGAAGTACGGCCGCGATCCGCGCGAGGCCGCTAATCTGGCGCGCGAAGTCCAGAACATTCGACGGGACGAACAGCTTTCCGCCACGGAGATAGAAAGAAAGGCCGAGCTTAAAGACAGAGAACTGGACATCGACCAGGAAATCGCGGCCGAAGCGTTGCGCGGAGTCAGCACCGAAGATCAAAAGGTTTCCCGGTTAAAACAGGAACTCAAATTAATTCAAGATCAGCTTCATGGATCAACCGCTCTGACTTCAGAGAATGAAAAACAACTCAGGGTATCCGAAGCAAAAACCCAAGCTGAACTGGCTGCCGCGAGAGCCGCTGCATCCGGGCGGCCGGTATTATCGCAACAGGATATTCAAGAACGGACAAAACTCTCAATCCAGGACATTGCGTCCAGCTATTCGGGGCAGCGCGCCCCGATCGATCTGGAAGGAGCTATCAGGGCGGGAAACGAGGCGAGAATGTACGGAGGACCACAGGCAATCGCCAAACAAGCGTTAAGAGACGAGGAACTCTCGCGCCTGGCAGCGTTACATGGCGATCAGGGATTAGCTCAAATGTTGTTTGGTATGTCTGATAAACTAAGGGAAGGAATTCCGGGACTCAAAAGCGCCGAGAAACCGATTTCGATTGCTGACGCTTTGCAGCAATACGGCAAGGGACCGGAGATCGTGACTGAATTACAGGAACTCAAAGGCAGGATGGACCAGTACTGGGGGCAATGATATGGCACTGACATTTTTCGGCGAAACAGATTTCGTTCAATCAGGCCAGCCACAATGGACCCAGAGCGTTTGGGATTTCGATAACCTGGTCATTCCATATTCCGGCGCCATTACCAATCTGAACTCTTTTCTGGATGGCCTGGAAGTAGGTCAACCGAGTGATCTGGACGACGACATGGTTCTGGCCAATTGGCGCGTCTCAGGCAGTAAACAATATCCAGTGGTCGAGCTGGTTTATACCGGAAAAAAGAACGGAATTTTGCCGCCGGTAAAACGTCAATTTGACGATGCTGTAATGTCGGCTTCTTCCCAGCGGACCAGTGACGGAACGATCTTGAACGCAGCCGCCACAGTTGAATATTACGCTCCGACCAGCGTTATCTCTTATATTTCACTGGATGGTCCAGGAACAACCGTGGCGCCGCCTCCCAGCGCAGATCCACGGGTAATAAGCTTCACCGTTGGAGATACGAGCCTTTCAATTGGAGGGCCAATTTCGACAATCGTTAGTTCCTTATTCCAGATTCAAACGAAACAAACCTTCAAATCGAGTGAAATTGTGCCGGATAAATATTGGCAGAACGAATCCACCACAACGAAGGTGCTGTCGCCCTGGGTGTTTGACGTCACTTCCGGCGCTTATCTGATACTTTACAGCCCCGGCAATGGTTATGCGGTCGGGAATACTTTGACTGTTTCTTCCGGTGGCCAAAATGCGGTTGTGGTCGTGGATTCTGTTTTTGGCGCTTATGGTGGCACCGGCATCCTCGATTGGCACGAGACTTCCAATAGTTTCACGGTGGCGCATAACGCGTTACCGGCCAGCGGAGGAAGCGGGAGTGGCGCCGGGTTTAACGTTGTAATTGTTCCTTAAAAAAATGGATATCCCTGAACCACCAGAAAAATGCAATTGGAAGCAACTCCGTGAATGGCTCAACCTGGTTCGGGAAGCCGTCATTACCGCTCAACCTATTGCCGGTCAAAATATCTCGATCAGCGAGCATCCTGGCCAGGGAACGACAATCGATGCTGATAATTGTAAGCCGTGTCCGTGAAGACCCCGCGGTTTAGCGGTCCATTTAAGTGGTTAAGAGTTCGGGACCAGCTTCATTTACTCCGAGAAGACGTTCAGAGTGTTCAAAAGATAGCCGGGGAGAATGTTGATCTCAACGTGTATCCCGGAAAAGGGACCGTCATAAATGTTGCGGGAGATTCAACCCGGCGCGGCGGCGGCGGCGGCGGGCCATGTGTTCCGGAACTCACGGTCACATTTGCCGGGATCGTGATTGATTGCGGGTGTAACTCTAATCTTCAAAAGATCGAGACTGAAAGCAGTATAAACGGAACATTTGTTATCCCATTAATCGGTACCGGCGACGGATTTTGTGAGTGGGCTGGCGATGGCGGATTTACATTTGTTCAGGTTTACTCAGACACCGGCTGCACCGACCTGATTTCCTCTGGCCTCTCCAATCAATATGGCATCGACGTTCAATTTTTCGATGGCTCCGGATATTTCATAAGTTACCAGGGGCCTGGCACCGTTTACTTTAACAATACCGGCGGCAATTTGGGCGTTCCGATCTCGAATGATTGCGTCTGTAATTTTGCCTTAGGAATCCCATCTGTAGCGCACAGCGGGACGGCGACGCTGAGCGCGTGAATAGGATCTCAAAAGATGAGATCGCGAGGAAACTCGCTTTAATAAAATCGCGGAGAGCGGCTACGGCTGACAGTTGGCCGGCCGCGCTTCGGCCGTTAAAGGTTCTCGCGCAGCCAGGCGATCGCGGCGCCGGGGACATTATCGCGCGGAAGGTCGGGCCGATCGGCGGCGATAAGTTTAAAAAATGGTATAAGGCGATGTTTGGAACCGACTGCCGCTGTACTGCTCGCCAGGCAAATTGGAACCGCAGGTATCCGCTTTGACAGCAATTCGCAAGGTATGGCTGGCGAATTAAAAAACACCGGACGCCTTACCTTCTCTAAAGCCGGAGCCGATTATAGCGTTACCGGTTCTTCCACGATCGACGTCACGGGCTTCAACGCAATCAAGGCCACCAAACAGCTTTCCACTTCGGATTACAACTTCGACAAGGGAAACGTGGGAACCATCGGGCGTGTGTTTGTCCTGAATCTGGATACCACGAACAATGTGATTGTCGGCGCGGACGGGACCAATTACCCGATAAAGATTAAGCCTGGATCGTTCTTTTGCGGCGAATGGAACGCTGCCGCGGTTCATGCCAAATCAAGCGCCGGCACGCCTTACATTGATTATGTCATTATTGAGGACTGATGCCATCATTAAAGACATCGATCGATCACAATGGCCCCGGTTTTTCCCAACATGCAAGCGTTGAAGTTGCGCTCGGCGATGAATGGAAAATCCAGACTGGCCCGCTGGTTCCGCTGGGCGATATCACCGCTAATTTCAGCGCCACATTATCCGCGCTTTCTTTATCTGCAGACGGAGGCGCGCAGGCCAGGATCGCCGATCTTACGATTACTCTGGGTGCTCTTACGGTTTCCGCGGCAGGCACCGTACCAACTACGGCCGATTCCAGTGCAACCCTTGAGGCGATATCGCTATCATCGGGCGCCACGGTCCCTGTCGCCGCGGATCTTGGTAGCACGCTCGGGGCGATATTGCTCTCATCGGACGCAACGATTCCAACGATGGCTGATCTTGGCACTACGCTCGGCGGCCTGGGACTTTCATCTGATGGATCAACCGGGATTACATTCTCAGTTTTAATGGAAGACGGGTCCTCCCTGATTTTAATGGAATCATCCGGTCACGTTTTGATGGAGTAAAATGGCAGATACAAAAATTTCGGGCATGACGGCAGCAACAACGCTTGCCGGTGCGGATATTTTTCCAATTGTGCAATCGGCGGCTAACAAATCGAGCACGCTTGGCCTTGTTCGAGATTATGTGCTTGGAACAACTTCCCAGGTCACAGGGTCCGATTTTACAACCACCAGTACGAGCTTGGTCAACATTACCGGATTAACCTTTGCGGCTTCGGCCAACGCTTTATATGAAGTCGACGCCTTGCTCCGAATTCAAAATTCAGGCACAAACGCCATACAATTCGCGATTGCTTACAGCGCGGCAGGGGCTACGGGAACGTTTTTCTTTGCTGGCAATCAAACTGCAACAACCTCAGTCTCGCAAATGAGTGCTCTTGGGGTCGCAAACGGTTCATTTTACGCGACAGTGGCGACCACGAATTTCGTTGCATTAATTCATGGGATAGTGGTAACCGGAGCCAACGCCGGAAATATCACGGCTCAGACTATTCATGCGACCAGCGGAACAACGACGGTCTATATCGGTTCCCGGATGAGCGTGCGGCAACTGGCCTGATTTTTGACATCAGCCGTTCAATATGGCTGTACAACTTTCTACCGGCGCACGCAATGCCCGCCTGGATCAAATCGAGACAACCGCAGGCACGGCGGCAACCTTAGAAATCTGGACCGGCACGATGCCGGCCAACTGTGGAACCACCGACAGCGGCACTAAGCTTGTCACGATGGCGCTTCCGAGTGATTATATGAATGCCGCTTCTGGCGGCACAAAGACCAAGCTCGGCACCTGGAGCGGCACCGGGATTACGGCCGGGACAGCTGGCTATTTCCGATTGAAACCGACCGCGCCGACTGGCACCAACGCGGTCGCCCAAGGCACCATTACGGCAACGGCGGGCGGTGGCGATATGACCCTGGATAACGTTGTAATTGCGTCGGCGCAGGTTGTGACCGTCAACACGTTTACTCTGACTGATGGAAATGCCTAGGCAATGGGCGACGTCAAGATATCCAATCTCCCGGCAGCGAGTAGCCTTGGGCCTACCGATATCATTCCGGTAGTTCAATCCGCTACCACTAAACAGGCTGCCTTAAGCCTGGTGGCGCTTCCTAATGCGGCGAATGTTTTCACCGCCAACCAAACCGTACCTGCTCTTATAATCCCATTGCCATCTTCGACGGCGAAAGGTCGCCTTATTGGTCTGGCAGGAGTGGCTAACTGGTTCGGCTATACGCTAAATGCTGCTTACAGTGGCGGATGGAATCTGGATGATACTTCGATCTATGGCTGGTTTTTTAAGTTGGATAGTCGTGCGGGATTACAGGAATTTGCGGTCTATGTAGTGCCACCGGGCGCGAATCCTCATTCAGACGAAGCCAAAGTTTTTAGTGTAACGCCCGCTGGATTAATGACTGTTACCAATCGGATTACGGGCGTTGGAACACCGACAGGAGCGACCGACGCCGCTACTAAAGGTTATGTAGATGCCACGTTTCAACTTCTCGATGCCGATTTGACCGCCATCGCCGCGCTGACCACGACAAGTTTTGGCCGAGGTTTTCTGCCACTGGCTGATGCCGCTGCTTCTCGGACTTACATCGGCGCTGGCACGTCCAGNTTCGANGGNACNTNNACTTCACTGACNGGTAAACCGACCACANTCGTGGGCTACGGAATCACTGATGCGCAACCGCTCGATGCCGATTTGACCGCCATCGCCGCGCTGACCACGACCAGTTTCGGCCGAGGGTTTCTCACTCAAGCCGATGCTGCCGCTTCTCGGACTTACATCGGCGCTGGCACGTCCAGCTTCGATGGGACATGGACTTCATTGACTGGAAAACCGACCACAATCGTGGGCTACGGGATTACTGACGCGCAACCGCTGGATGCTGACCTGACTGCCATTGCTGCCCTTACACCGACAGCCAATAAATTCTTAATCGGCAACGGCACAACNTGGGTAACTAAACCTGCAATCTTGAGTAACGGCAGCACGGCACAGCAAACCTTTGGGCAATCCGAAATTTATGTTACGGGTTCGACGATCACGGTGGCGGCTGGCGATTTCACGGCAGGCACG